GCGCGTATGCGCGGTCGCGAGGCTGGTAAGCACGTCGCGCCCGGCGGTGATCTCGAGAATCAGCTTCACGTCAGGTTCACCGCCGCGTCCGCAAGCAGCACGTGGCAATGTCCCGGTGGCGGTCCCTGCTCCCGGACGGCCTTGATGGTCCACTCGTGGTCGTCAGACAAGCGACGCACCCGCCGCCCGGCGAGGATCGCAGAGTCCTTTTGGAAGCGCCCGGAGTGGGTAACCTCGGGGTCGAGTTGCAGACTTTGCCGCCGCGCTCCGTCCGCTGACAGGGTTGTAATGTACCCCCGCACCGTGGCGACGCGAGTGAATGTATCTGCCTCCGCCGTCCGTTCATAGATCGCAAACCTGTCACGCATACGCCCGTGGAGGCTCAACCTATCCGCACCGCCTTCCATGGGCGCAATGCCGCCCCGACGCTTGTAGGTACCACGCCGTCCATGTCCTCACTCGTCCACTGGTGCCCGTCCACGCTTTCCTGCCGCGTCCCCACGTTGCCCCGGCTCTCCAGCACCCAGGCCACGAGTTGCAGCAGCGCCCTGCGCAGGCCTGCCGGGAGCGTTGCGCTTGTGTAGCCCGCGGTGTAGGTGACCTCCAGGGACCGCGCCCCCGCCGGGAACGTGCCGCCGTCGGCTGCGAGCAGCAGCCCATGCGTCGCGTCGAGCTCATAGTCCGAACTCGTCAGCGTGGTCGGGGTATCCGTGTCTGCGCCAGTCTTCACCGTGAATGTAGCGGTGGTGTCGATGGGGTAGTTCCGCAGGGCTACGACGCCCTGCCCGTCGCCGATGTCGTAGGTTTCCGTCCGCGCGCCTGCGGCCAGGCCCCGGTCGCAGTATGCGTCCGCGAGTGCCTCCGCCATTTCGATGGCATCCGCGATCAGGCTTTCCTCGCCCGCCGCCTGCGGCACCCAGTCTTGCACCTGCACCACCGTGAGCAGGCTCATGTCTTCTTCCTCCGGGTGACCTTCGCGGGCTTCGTGATCTTCGGCAGGATCTCGTCTTCATGGTCTATCACGTTCGCCGCAACCGTCGGCGCGTACATGTCAGGGCTGCATCCAAGGTCTTCAAAGCGTTCCGGGAAGTCCGCAAGAAGAGCCGCCGCTTCCTCGTCGCTGACCGTCGCCAGTTCGCCCGCGCCGATCACGAGTTGCTGGTTTGTGCCCCTGTCCCATCCGCGGTACAGGTCCGTGCCGGTGTTCAGGATAAGTTTCATAGTCCGCTCCCCTCCAGGAGTGCTTCGAGCCCCCGCACAACGCGCGATGGCGCAATCGTCCAGCTGTCTTTCCCCGTAATCCACAGGGAAGGGCAGTAGTCGTCGCAGAATGAGTACGGGTTCAACGTCCCCCCGATCACCGCGAGTACCGGCACCCCCATCGCACCGGACAGGTGCAGAGGCCCGCTGTCTACCGCGACCACCGCGCGGGCTGCCCCGATAAGCGCCACCATCTCGGGAATGCTCGTCTTCCCGGTCAGGTCGAGCCCTGCCATGTTCGCGAGCGGGTGATCATGCAGGACGACGGAAGGCCAACCGCCTGCAACCGCTGCCACCTGCTCCTCCGACATGCGGCGGTAATCCTGTGACCCAAACGGACAGATCGCGATGTAGTCTCGCGGCAGTCCGTGCTGTTTCGCCACGTCCGCAAACTCCGGCTTGCGCTCAAGCCAGGGTTCACCCGGGATCGCGAAGGGCGCGACCCCGTACTTCAGGGATACAAGTGCCAACATCCGCAACTGGCTATGAAAACTGAGCCCATGCGACACGTCCCGGATCTCGCCTTCGCGCTTCGTGCCAATCGGGAGCAGCGTCGGCAGGTGCTCCACCCAGTTCGTGCGCCCTGCGTTTAGCAGATTGACCTTGCGCCCTTGCTTCGCGAAATGGTAGCAGGCCGGGATCGATACACAGGTGTCGCCGAGCCCGCGCGGGGCGATGATGGTCAGTGGTTCCACGTGACGCTCCTGTGTATAAAATGCCGGGCCCCGGCATCCACCTGTCGGGGCCCGGCTAGCCCAGGGAGGGGGGAGGTTCGTGGGCGATTAGTAGTTGTAGCCCATCGCCGTGGTCAGGTCGGTGGAGGTGAAGACGTGCTGGAAGTCTCCCCTCCACGTAAGGACGACATCTGTGCTGCGGGTCTTCACGTCACGCGCGCTCTCGATGGTGACCTGCTTCCGGTCGCCCAGCCACCAGGCGTCGCGGTACACGCAGTACAGCGCCGCCTTCGTGGTCGTGCTGGCGTCGTACACACCGGAGGCGTTCAGGTCGGTGCGCAGGACGCCGGAGGCGACCACCGGGATACCGGCCAGCCAGCCGACCTGCCCGGACACAATCGGGTCCGCGCCGGACACGCCGTTCGCTGGCAGCCACACGGAGTTGTTCGCGCTGTCCTTGAGCGTGAACAACTTCGCCCAGTAGGTTTTCGTCGGCACGATCCAGGTCAGCTTCGCAGGGTCGTCATTGTACCCATCCATCGCGGCGGGGATCGAGAGCATGTTGTCGAAGTTGAACGTCGCCAAACTCGCGTTCGCGGTGGTCGTGGTCAGGGCTTTCTCGCGCAGGCCATTCCACGCCTTGCGCGGGTCGCCGGAAGCGATGTCGGCGTCATGGTGAGTCGAGGTAATGTCACCATTGTCGATGATCCGGTCGAGCCACTCAGCCATGCTGTTCGCCATCTGCGCCTGAATGAGACCGCCGACGCTGATCACGCTGTCCTGGTCCAGGTTGTCAGAGAACGCCCGGTAGATGTTCACGTCTTCCGCCGTGAACGTGACCTGCGCGGAATCGAGCGACGTGTCCTCTGTCGTCGCGGCGTTCTCGGAACCAGTGGTCAGGTAGGCGTTCATCAGGCCGCGCGCGGCCGGCACGTACACTGTCTTCGCGGCCATGGTGAAGCGCGGGAACAGCGGGGCCAGCTTGCCGCCAAGGGCGATGCGCTCCACGAACTGCGAGGAGAACACGGACTCAACCCACTCGGAGCCGCTGCCGCTGGTGTAAGAGTCCAACGCCTTCGCGATGCCCTCTTCTCCGACACCCTGACTGCGTAGGTACGCCTTCGCAGTGGGAACCGGCTCCGCGGCGAGAACGCCGATCATGTACAGCATGTCATGCATCTTCTGGGCTTCGAGTTCCAGTTCGTTGCACTTGCCGATTGGCTTGCTGACGAATGCGAACGACTTGTCCGTCAGCACCTCGTCAACCACGTGCTTCGCGGCGCCCGGCTGAACCATGGCCATCTCGGCCATCTTGCGCTCAAGGTCCAGAGCGTACTTCTCCTGGTGCTCGGCCATCGCGGCGGCGATCTTCGCGTCTACCTCTTTCGCGATGCGCTCCTGGACGAGAGGGTCTTCAGCCGTCGGGCCGGCCGCCGCGGTCTTCGCCGCAAGCTCTGCCATCCCATCCTCGACCGCGCCCTTGATCAGCGTGGTCAGTTCGTCGCTCGTCATGCTCATGACACGATCTCCACTGTCCGGGGTGTGGGCATGATGATGTCCAGCACCCCTGATTTACTGTCTTCGTTGTTCGGCTCCGGCGTTTCCCGGCTGGCGTCGTCTCTCGCGAGCACTTCCTGCAGCGCGGTGATGGCGCCCTCGACTGCTTCCCGGTTGGCTGCGCTCAGCACGCGGCCGGCCTTCAGGATCCCCATCGCCGCGATGATAGACCTCACCGCTGTCCCGGCCATCTCGGCGGATGGGCCTCCGCCTTCCTTGGCCCAATGGCGACTGATGTTCCCGAGGCTTTCTGCCGCGTTGGCGAGCTTCTCCAGGTTGCGAACCGCCCGGTCCTCTTCGGACTCGGCGGGTGTGTCCGTCTGTGGTTCAAGCGTGAGGCCGATGGACTTTCCGAGGGCGAAGCCTGCCCCGGGGCACGCGGGCACGGTGACCGGGCTGATCTCCATGAGCCGCCCGTTCTGCGTCCAATGCCACGTGCCGGGCCTGCCGTCAGCTCCCTCTTCGTAGTATCCGTACTCCGGGGTGTGATAGCCCAAGAAGCCCACGGAGAGAGACTTGACGAGGCCCTCTTCGACCATAGCGAAGCGCCGGTCGTCCTCGGGGGTGCCGAGGTGGACCATGTAGCCCTCTGCCCAGTAACCGCCCGGGCGCCCTTCGACGAGCGTCCAGAGACCCTGACTGTCTGCCCGCCCGTGCTGCCAGTACATCTGCGGGTTCGCGAGGAACTCCGGCAAATACCGGTCGAAGAAGCCCACATGCACGATTTCGCCGTCCATGTCGAGCACTTCACGGCTTGCGAAGCCCCGGATGTTCAGACGCTTGCGGCCGTTGACGGTCTCCTCCTGCACGTCCTTCGTCTCGAACGTGCAGAGCTTGATCTGATTGAAGCCGCGTTCGGTGTTGGGCATGTTTGCCCACCTCCAGAACTGCAAAAGCCGCCCGGTTGGGGCGGCTCTGTGGTGCGATTGGTGTGCAGGTGCTACCTCATCACTTCAATCACTGGCGCGATCGTGCATCGGCAGTTGCAGACATCTTCCGGCCCGAGCGCCGGGTCACCGGGACCATCGCAGGAAACGCCGTCCAGGTCGAAACTCGCGTCGATGCCGACGACTACCCCGTCCATGTCGGCGTGGCTTTGCCGGCTCCGGTCGTCTACGATGCTCAGCCATTCCTTGCCAGTCGCGCCGCCCTGCTTGTAGCCCTGGAGGGCGGCGGTGTTCATCACGATCCCGCTCTCCGTCCGGGCCACATTCTCGGCGTGGTGCAGTTTTCCGCTTGCAGACCACTGCATCACCCGGTCGGTGAGCTGGTCTACGGTCTCTCCGTTCGCGATACCCTCCGCGAGCGAAGCCCGTACCGCGTCCTGCGCGGTGGCAACGACGGTCTTCATTTCCTGCACGCGGTCTGCAAGAAGCGCGAGCGCCTGTGGGCTCTGCACGTCGAAGCGCAGGTCTGCCCCGAGCGTCGCGATTGCCTCCTGCCCGGCGGCCTCCAGGATGGACTGCAGGACGGGCTCAATCATCTCCCGCAGTGCCGCGGTGCCCCCGCGCCTGTCGAACACCAGCACGTCGATGTTCGGAGCCTTCACGCGGCTGCCGAGGCTGCCCTTGCCAGACGAGAAGTTGCCGAGCATTTCCTCGGTGACCGTCTCATACCAGGATGCGACCACGCGCTTGATCTGCTTCGTCTCGCTGTCCCGGTTGGCGTTGAATGACTTCCAGAGCGCGGTGCGGGCTTCGGCGCTCAAGCGCCGCATTTCTTTCCTGCGCGCAGTGACCGTCACGGTCTTCGGCGCGGCGTCTTCCGCAGGCGCAGGCGTCGGCGCTGGCGCGCTGCTCAGCATGTCCCCGGTCGCGGTGACGAGTGGCACGGTGGAAAACGGCCCCCAGCGCGTCTCGCCCCAGGCGTCCGCGAGGGGCTTCAAGCCGAACAGCCGCTCCCGCGCCTCATTGACGGTCAACACGGGGCTTCCGCCGGTCAGCGTCGCCGCCGCCGTCGCCATCTCCGCGTAGTTCGGCTGCAAAGCCGCCACGCTGTTCCGGTCGAAGCGCACCCGCAGACCCTTGCCGAACTGCCAGACGAGCTGCTCGTTCAGCGCGGTCTCTATGCGCCGCCAGTACTGGGCGACCGTGCGCGAGTAGAAATGGCGCTCCTGCATGCCAGCGTTGGCATAGTTCGCATACTCGAAGATTCCGACGATGGCCGGAGGGACTTCCAACACCGCGCAGATCGTCTCGCGGAGCTGCTTGGGCAATTCCGTGACCGTCACCGTGTCAGGGCTAACGCCTGGCACGTCCAGCTTCAGGCCCTTGCCGAGCTTCAGCGGTCTGTTCCTGATCTGGCCCTGCGCCACCCACTCATCCCAGAAGGCGTCGTATCGCTTCTTCTGCTCTTCGGAGAGGTCCTGTTCCGTGGTAAGGATTGCGGACGGCACCCCGCCGCCCTTGTAGAAAGCCCTGTTATACTTGTCCACGGACAGGGCAGTGTTGATCGCCAGTTCTAACACCCGAATCGGGGCCTGTCCCACCGCCGTACTGAACGGGTTGAACCGCTTGAAGTGCACCACGTCGATGTCCGGGAACACGGGCGCTTCGCCGGTGCCCGTGGCGTACTTGTAGCCCCCAATCATCGGGTTCCGCGTGCCCTTGCCGGGTACGGGCTCCACGAGGTTCGCCTGGAGCACCTGGATCGCCCCGGGCCGCGCCCCAGCCGACCCCCGCAGGAGGTGCCAGTAGGAGTTCCCATACAGGGCGAGCCATGCCGCGGTTTGCTCGATCAGCACATACTGGTCGTCCTGCGTGTTCACATAGTCCAGCAGCGCATACAGGGGCGTCTTCTCATCAGGGACCCACTCGTCGCCGCGCTGCTTCTCCACAACCAGCGGGGCGCTTGCCGTCGCCTGCGCAATCGCGTTGACACAGGCGTACACCCAGGCATTGATCGTGTAGGCTTTCGGGTCGCCCGCGTCCACGCCTTGCCCAATCTCATACGGGGAGACGCCAATCCACTGCCCAACGCTGAATGTCTGCGCCGCCCTGGTCTCCGTCGGATCGCCAGAGAGCCAACGCCTGAGACGCTTGAACATGCCCATGCCCGGCTCCTCTGTCAAAGCCACATATCTGGCTCGGATGTACTGCTCAGATCCGTCAGCGCCCACACAAGGGCGTCCATCCGGTCTGGCGAGTTGCTCGCGTCCGCGTCCTGCGGGACGAAACTGCACATCTGGTCTTCCAGCGTCGCGAACTGCCCGACGTGGTGAACGCGACCCTGCTCGTAAAGCGCCTCTATCGGTTCCGCTCGCTTCGCCTTGCCCCTACTGGCATGGACTGCCGAGTAGGCCACATTGCGGTCGCTGTTGCGGATCACGCTTTCCACCAGGTCGCCGCCATTGTTGACCTCTCCGATGACCCGGTCAGCGCTGAACTCGTGGTACGCATTGACCGCGCGCCTTGCCCACTGCTCCGGCGTCATGCGCCCGGACCAGTCCGCGAGCACGTAGAAGTCCTCGCCGCATTGCCCTGCGACAACGATCCCGGTCTCGCAGCTGTCTTCTCCACTCGTCACCGCGGGGTCCACGCCGACCACGATGCGCGAGAGGTCCGGCGCATCTTCCACACGCGCCCCGTCGATGATCGCCCGGGTCCAAAGCGCGCCTTCGACGTCTTCCAGCAGCTCCCCGGCGAGCTCCTGCCTGCCGAGACGCGTCCCCTTGTACCGCTGGATGATCTCGTCTGCAAACTGCGGCGCGAGGTTCGGCAGATTGTCGTAGGTGCTGCCCCGGGTCGCGTGGGTATGCGGGTCCTTCAAAAGCGTCTTCAGGAGTGCCTTCGGCTTGGGCGTTGTCGTCACGACCGCGCGCGGATTGTCACCCAAGCGCAGGCCGAACATGAGCATGTCCCATGCCGCGTCCATGTAGCGCCAGGCCGCAAGCTCGTCGCACCAAGCAGCGTCGTGTTGAGGACCACGCAGGCGCTCCGGCTCTTCCGCGCTGTAGAGCGTCGCTATCGCGCCATTCGGCCACGTCAGGCGGCGCTTTGACGGTTCGTAGTGCGGGCGTTCCGCTTCGCTGCCGATGGACAGAATGCCGCTTTCGCCCTCGACCATCACGTCTCGCGCGTCCGCCGCCGTCGGCGCAACCAGTGCGATGCGCCCGGCTGCCCCAGATCGCACCTGCGCCCGCACCCACTCCGCGCCCGTCCTGGTCTTGCCCCACCCGCGCCCTGTCAGGATGA